AATCCTCCCAAGCTCCGGAGTAAACCCCGGGCCAGAGGATAGCGTTCCGAACGTAGAACCAATCGACCGTGAAGTAACATTGGTGCATGATCGGAAGGTAAAGGCCAGCGAAACGCATCATAACCTCAGTTTGAAGTCTTACGCGTTCACCAGGATTGACCTCCTTGACAGCGAGAGGGACAAGAAGTCCCATAGTCAGGGTGGTTTTGTGGTTAAAGGAGAGATCAAACCAATTCTTATTGGCGTGATTCTCCATCCTTTCGGGAAAGGATTGTGAAGATGGCATTTGTCTTTTCATAACATGGATTTAGCGAGTTGACGCAGGGGAATAGAGTTTCATGAGAAGTGCCCAAAACGCTTTTACGAAATCGGGCATCGTATCAATCGACATGGAGATGGCTTCGTTGATCTTTTGTTCCATCTGGCGGATGGAATTAAGCTGACCCATAAGCTTGTCTTGAGAAGCGAGAACCTTGATTTGAGCTTTGATTCGCTCAAGCTCTTTACGCCTTTGTTCCAGGGTTACACCCTCATCGAAAAGGGTTTGTTCCACCCCTGAAAATATTACTTTGAGTTTTTGTTCATGCTCTTTAATGAACTGACCAGAAAGCTCCATTTGGTGGCGGATGTTTAACCGGCTTTCCTGGTTGGTAATGGGACCAAGAAGAAAATTGTTGAGTGAATCTATTTGAGAATCCTCAAGATTCCAATCCCTCTCACCCTTTTTGAGATCGCGTTCGTATCCCAAGATTTCCTTTTGAATAGCCATGTTATCAAGCATGGCCTGATCCGTTTTTAATTGTTGTGAAGCTTTGAAGGATTCCACCGTACCCAAGTCCGGGTCGATAGAAAGGGAAGGGACTGATGATTGTTGATTTACCTTTCCCTGGTACATATAGGAAAGGGGAAGACCGGCTTTGCGAAGCCGTTTAAGTTGTGATTTTGGGGTGTTGTATTTGTTGGCAAAAGCTTGATTGCTCATGCCAAAGATGCCGGATATACCGGCTGATATAAGAGCTCCTAAGATCGGGTCCATGTGTAGAAATTGTAGTGTAATAGTAAGTACAAAAATTAATGAATTTTTGGGCCTTAAATAGACAAGGGTTATGTAAGGCCCCGGTCGTTGCCGGTACGTTTTGATATCGCATTGATTCTCAATGCTTTGTGTTTATGTTTTTATGTTGATAAATTGTTTATAACTTTTTTTTGAGTTTCAAAAAAAAGGTGTGTTTGTTCCCCCGGTTCGGGACGCTGAGCGACCCTTGCGGGGTTTCTCCTTGTCACTTTCGCAAGCTTCGTTCCTCGTCGATTCCCGCAATTAGGGTCGCACGCTTTCCCCTCTTCGTGAGCTCATCGGTTCTGCCGAACCGGGGTACTCCCTCCGCCTGGGTGAGGCGTGAGGGGTGTTTTAGATGGGCATTCGAAAGGGCTTCGCCCTTTCTGCCCATCTTGCCCACGAATGGGCAGTGGTCGTGAAACGACCGTTTGTGGGTCCCTTGCTGCCGTTTCCGGACAGCTACATTAACGGGACCTTGTGTTGTGAACAGCGGGACGTCGACTTCCGCGCGCCTCGTGTCACGTTTTGACTTAAAATTCGAGACGTCGACTTCTGCCCGCTTTTACGGCTGGCGTCGGCTTCGGACCCTTTAGGGGTCCTCTGCCGCACGCTTTTAGCGCCCCTTGGGCGCTGCCGGCTTAGCCGGCGTCGCTTCGCTCTTCTTCTAGGGCGAACGGGGCAGAGAAGGGCGGGAATCATGGTTCCCCGCCAAGCAACGTTTGTTGGTCGGCTTATTCTTTGAAATGAAAAAGGGGGCGCATTACTGCGCCCCCAGGTCCACAATCCCAAGAAAAGCCGCCTCAATTGAGGGAATGGAAGAAAGTTTCTTGTGTATCGGCTTCGGTGTAAAGGATTACGAAAAAAGCAACCCTTCCGGACCACGTTATAAGATACTCAACCCTGTTTGTCATCTTCCCTCGGGTCTTGAGCTACCGGAATCGGTCCGTTTGCGTAAACCAGGTCATGTATACGCCTGGCGAGCTGTTCGACGGTCGCGGCCGGCGGCAGCTCAAGGCATTGGTTTACGTACTCCATAAGTACATGCATTTGAACGTATCGCTTTGCGATCTCGTCCTTGGAGTGGTTCCGGAAGTGGTTATCCGGGTTCATTTGGTTTCTGCGGGTTTCCAGGACCTGGGCTTCCGTTGGGTACTGTTCCGCCAGGTCCTTGTGGTTGACCGTCTTGCCGTTGCTTTTCTGGTTGTTCATGTTGTTTTATTTGAAGTGTTAAGGTTTCGATATCCGTTTGATGGCGCTTCAGGTTTTCCCTGAAGTCCGCAAGGATGCGGAGTTTTTCGAGCTTGTCCTTAAGGTGGAAATCTCCAATTTCCATTCCTTGTCGCTCATAATATCCCGCCATGATGTCTACGGGCTGACCCGCCCGTAACATTTTGAACGCCTCCAAAGGGGAGCGCGTTTGGGCCGGAATGGTAATACTCCGGCCATTAAATCTCTCGGGTGTTGCTGTTCCTTTTCTCATTTGATTTCGCGTTGTCTGCGGTTTTTCAATAAGTGGTATCTATTGTCCTTACCTCTTTGCTTTGCCGTACCGGGATCGATTCCCTGGCGCCGCAAATCGGTTTCCCTTTTCTCTTCTTGTTTTTCAATGTCTCTTGCGATCGCAAGACCCTTTTTGAATCGGGTTTGATCATCAAGAAACTTCCTACGGTAATACCTGGGGACTCCTATTTTGCGCCCTCTTTGATTGACAAGGAGGTTTCCGTCCTCCTTTGAAATGTGGCGCAAAAACTGATCATCGGCAGCACCAAGTCCTAGGCCCTTACTCATGAAGGATATTTCCCGTTGATAGTCCTCGTCGTTCCACTCCTCGGGACGTTCCTTGATCATGTATTTTAATACGTAGTCAATGGTGTTGGGGTTGCATTCGTCGACTTGCACGATTCCACGCGACCAAGCGCGACCAATGTTGCGAGTATCACGAAGATTGAAAATAAGATAATGCCAATGGGGACGGCTTGTCGTGTCTCCATATTCGCCAACTCCGTAGTACTTGAGTCGAGCGTCGGCCGGTTCGTGAATCCCGGCTTTGAAGCGAAGTAGTTCTTCGAAGCTGATTTCGGTGCGAAGTGCAAGATTTTTCGATTTTTCAAGTTCCTTGAGATTTTTGATGAAGTCCTTATGATCGCCCTTATTCAAAAGGGGTTTTCCGTTTCCCCATGGTAGATTTTTATCATCATATGTGAGAGTAACGAAGTAAGCCGAAAAAGAATCCTTTTGTTCCTGGCTTATTCGATATGCCCAATGAGATTTGCGTTTAATCAAGCACTTAAGACACTTCCCGCAATCTGCGGGGAAGGAATAAATTAACCCGCCCTTGCCGTCAAGCTTGGGCGGGTTGTACTTGATATATATAGGAGCGTCGCAAGCCATTGGGCTAGAGTTGCGGGATTCCGAACTTCGGTAAGCGCCGTTCGATTTCGATTTTGTTGTACGCATGTACGTAGCACTCATGTTCTCCGGCTTCCGCATCAATGATGAACACGCGACCTACGTCCGGTGTACACGTAATGAAGTCAGAAGAAAGGACAACATCGGTAGCGGCTTCAAACTTCCGTCCCAGGTGGAAAGATTCCCAAAGGGTACGCATCTGGCCGGAAACGATATCGTTTGAATACTTCCACGCAGAATACTGCGGGACATAGCCAAAGATTTCGTCGTTCCATGCCACGTCGGCATCGTACCAGGAGAACCAAACCTCTTTGTTCCGCAAGGGCTGATCGCCAATAAGGGCGAACTGTTCCCACATGTAATCCATCTTGGTACGACGGGTCCACATTTGTTCCAGGCCGCTATAATAACTTGCCTTGGGATAAACGGTGAGAATGCACATACAGAAACCGAAGTCCGGCACCGTGTAGGTGAAAATGGGCGATTGATCGCGAGCAAGGGCCTGGCCTGCATATTGCCCTACAGAGTAGGAGCCAACTTCGGCGGTAGCAAGTACCTCGGAAATGACGACGTTGCCGGTATAGCCGCCAATCCATACGGGGCGGTCTACGTACATCGGCGCCGGGTCCCAATCAAAATTGCGCTTGATGAAATCCCGGTAACGATCACCCGCACGAAGCGACCTTTCCAGGTACTCGGTCATTTGTGCAGCGTAGCGGAAATCGCGAATCGTAGATGAAAGTTGAAGTACAACACGATCGTTTCCTCCTGCGGTTTCAAGGCCGGGAGGAACATCACTCTGATGTGTCCTTAAGGCCTGATTGTTCGGGGCGACGGTTCCGTCAAGCTTAAAAAGCTCCTGCGGAACATAAAGCCCGGTTTCCGGATCGGTTGAAAAAGACGGAATAAGAATATTATCACCTTGTTGGGGTGTCGGCGTTGCAGAAGTATAGTAATCGCGCGGCCAATTCCTACGCATTGCACGAAGATTTGTAAGAGCCGAGTCAAATGAAGCGGTATTGTCTCCATCCTGAAGAACGAACCATCTTGCTTCCTGAATCTGATCATTCCGGAAATACTCATCGTAAATCTTGAGATACGCCGAAACGGGAAGAGCGGATACGACCGTTTTGAAAATCAAAGTTCCGCTTCCAGGAGGCGCATTGAATCCCATATAATTGAGCAGACCGTCAGTGAATACCGCGTCTGCACGATCATAGTCCATGTATGCCCAACCGGTTTCACCGTTAACCGGGTCTTGTTTGATAAAATCCTCCCAAGCTCCGGAGTAAACCCCGGGCCAGAGGATAGCGTTCCGAACGTAGAACCAATCGACCGTGAAGTAACATTGGTGCATGATCGGAAGGTAAAGGCCAGCGAAACGCATCAT